TGGAGTTACTGGAGCAACTGGAGAAAATGGAGTTACTGGAGCAACTGGAGAAAATGGAGTTACTGGAGCAACTGGAAATCCAGGAACTCCAGGAACAACATTTTCTTACATAGGAACATGGGTTACAGGTTCTTATGCAATAAATACACTTGCTGTAGATTCTCTTGACAATAATACTTATGTATGTATAGTTCAAACTGAACCTCCATATTTAGCTGATCCACCATCAACACTTCCTTCAAATTGGACATTATTTGTAAATGGTGGACCAACAGGAGCAACAGGAGCAAATGGAGCAACAGGACCTACCGGACCATTAGATGTTGGACTTCAAAATAGACTTCAAATTGTCCCAGCACTTTCCGGACAAGAAAGTTTAAATGTTGGTTATACTGGTCCAACTGGAGTTGGTTGTCCTTCATCATGGATTGAAGGAACAACATTAACTACTGCACAACCATTAACTGGAGGAACACAAGATGGATGGAGAAATTTTAAACAAGTTGGAGTTACAGGATCAGCAACACAAGTTCAATGGTCTCCATATAATCCTTATTTTGGATCAACTCTTCCATATACAGTAAATCCATCACCAACAATTTTAAAGAAAGATTTGTCTTCTGTATGGGCTGTAATTACAACTAAAAATAGAATTAATGTACAAGGAACTATTTTCTTTAATATTTATACTTATGACATAACAAATCCTCCAACAGCACCACTATTTTATACAAATAGATTTGATTACCAAATTGGTTTATACCCAACTATGTATGGAGGTGGAGTAACAACTAATCAAACACTTGCTGGAGGATTCCGGTATTTAATTTGTGCTGTAGATTCACCAAAAACAACACAACAAACATTAGCAAATAGAACTGTTACATTATTATTAAATCAATTAGTTTCTGGTAATACGTATGTAATTGCTACTGTAGGAACAGGAGTAAATTGGGTTGCTATGGGAGCAGCAGTAGCTACTATTGGATGTGTATTTATATATAATGGGGTAGCAGCAACCGGAACTTTAGGAGTAGCAACAGAAGAAGTTTCAACTTCAATTCTAATTGGAAATTTACAAACTCCACAACAAACTACATTTTTGAGAGATCCTTATGACATTTATACGGACATTCCACACGTTCAATTTAATGCTGTTCAAGGTGCTTCAAATGTTCCACAACCAGCAGACATTTCAAATGTAGCAGTAAGTAAAATTGTTATTGGAACATCATCTTCTGCTTTAGGTTGTCCTACACTTGATTGGACTGTAGAAGCATGTGGTTATTCTTCAGCAGCAGCAGCAATTAGTAAGGAGTTTATTTTAAAATATAATTAATAAATGGTTCAATTTTATAAGGCAAGAGATGGTGTACATAAATTTGTAGCCAAATTTGATGATGGAGAAGTTGTCAAATTTGGAGCTTTTGGGTATGATGATTTCACAATTACCGGAGACAAGAATCAAAAAAGAAATTATTTAGCAAGACATAGAAAACGAGAAGATTGGACAGATCCAAAAACTCCTGGTGCTTTAAGTAGATGGATTCTTTGGAATAAACCTACCTTAGAAGAATCTATAAAACATTATATAAAGAAATTTAATATGCACTTAACGTAAATATGGATTCTAACACTTCAGCAGCACTTTCAATTGGAGCTCTAATAGTCTCAATCGGAGGAAGTATTATTGCTGTAATTAATCATAAGCGAATTAGATCAAACTGTTGTGGAGCAAAAACAGAAGTGTCATTAGACATAGAAAATACAACACCTGTTGAACAAGAGAAACCTTCAGAGAAATAAACTAATAATATAATAAATGAACGTTTCATATTTAGCATTTTTAGAAACTCATCTGAATTATTTAGTTGCTAGACTCTTTGCTTTAGAAGGTGATGAGCGAACTGAAATGATTAGATCTATTAAAAATGTCCGAAATCTTCTAAATGTACATGAAATTAAAGAAACTAAATTTATAAAGGAAATATAAATGAGTTTTAAAATATGCCATAAATGTGGAGGATTAAAAGGTGGTGTACATGCTACTCCAGAAGCATTTCACGCTTGGCTTGACAAAAAATGGGATGCAGTTTTAGAACATCCAATGAATATTCGTAGACAAAAATTTTTACAAATATTTCGTGTTGAATTTCCTCACTCAATGAAATCTCCAATTGTTCTTGTTGGAAATAATAAAAATGACACACTTGAATTTACGGATTGGTCAGACAAAAGAATAGGAAAAGAATTTGCAAATGGAAACTGGTCTGTTAAACTTATACCAAGAGCTTTTACTGAAATTAATAAAGACAAATCTTATTACCATGATCTTCCACGATTAACATTTACTGGAAAAGAAAGAAACCCCGACAAATTAGAAGAACCATAATAGTAATTATTACAACTTCTAATGAATCTTTTCGCATTTTCATGGTCTCAATAGGATCAAATGTTGACATTTATGTTATACTTACATAAATTTCTATGTAAAAATCATCCATTTTTGGGACTTACTGAAAAAAACATGTGAAAAACAGTAAAATCATCGATGATTTTACCATAAAAACCATGTGTTTTTTCGTATTTACTTCAAAAGACCACATTTTTCACATATTTTCTCTCGTAAATCATCATCGTGTTTAGGATTTCCATCTAAGAAGCTATAAACACGTGCCATAGCCCATTGTTCTTTAGAAAGTTTTTTATTCATAGGAGCAGGACCTTTCTTAAATGTTCCTTTTATTCTTACTGATTCCGGATTTGTTTCGTATGCACCAATACCTCTATTATAAACTTCTTGAATAATTTTCAATGGGACCTTTGTGATCTTAGAAAGGTCTTCTTTTGAATAAGAACCTTCGGGAAGTCCATAGCGTTTTAGTACATTTTGCTTATGGGTCATTTATTTATACTAAAGAATTAATGGGGCACGTGGTAACACCATGATTATGAAAACTCAAAGTTCAGGAAATCAAAATAAGCCCAATTAATTATTACTATATAATAAAATGGAAGTTGTAGAAGCTAAAAAATATAAACATCGAAAATGGGATTGTCCTTATGTTTTAAGTTTAGCTTTACAAAAGAAATATAAGAAATTTCCAGAACTTGGAGTTAATCTTTCAGATGCTAAATTTAGATCAGAAACTCGTAAAGGTCTTAAACATTATGGATTAAAACCAAAAGTTATAGACTTAACTGGAATTCCATTATTTACTTATTTATTAGAAAATAAAAGAGATGGATTTTTAAGTTTAGATCATAATCCACCTAAAAATGTTACTCATCTTGTTGCTTTTCTTTATAATTATAAACATAATTGTTTAGATTTTTTTGATTCATTTAATGACACAAGAACTCTCTTTACTTTACGATTAGGAGGAAAAGTAAAGGAATTTATTAAAGACTTTTTTCATAAATATTTTAAAGATGAATTTACAATTCAAAGTTGTTATGAATTTAATGCTGCATGTAACCAGACATACCACCACGTCTGTGTGCAGGAGGCTTAGAATGAGGCATAGCAGAACCAACACGACGTTCAAGAGCAGCAGAAGGTGCTTGAGCAGGTGCACTGAGAATGTCCTGTTCAGTGAGTACACCCTTGATGATGCGAGAAGAACCCTTAATAGTTTCAAAGAAACCAGAGCTAATAGGCACAGTGTAAATATTAGGAGTCTGTGCAGCACCCGTGAAATTCTGAACACCAAGATTGAATTGTAGGGTAAAATTTCCTACAAGTCCAGGTGCCTGACCAGCCTGAAGAGCAAAATCACGACCAGGACGAAGCACAAGAGGACCACCAACAAGTCCACGAACACCACCCTGAGTAGGAACTCCAGCTGCAGGTCCAGAAAGAGGAGTAGAACCATAACCAGACCATTCAGACCAGTCCATGTCTACACCATTACGTAGAGACATTTGGTATAGTTGTTCCTGAGTCATCGTAGAAAGCAGACCTGAAAAGTTGTCAAAATTTAGAGACATGCTGGTAATAGGTAGAGACCAATCACCATTAGTAGAATCTACATAAGAAGCAGGTTTTACATAAATTAGGAGCAGATCAGGAATATTAGGAAGAGTAATAGTTTGAGAAGTTAGCTGAGTAGAACCCGTATTTAGAGAAGTAGAAGGAGGAACTGCAGTTCCAGGAGTTGCAATGTAACGAGGGTATTCCATGTAAGGAACAATACTCTTAGGAGGAAGAGGAATGTCTAGGGAAGGAGTTAGAAATTGCACAGCTAGAGAAGGCTTGGTTACCCACATTCCAGCATAAGCACCAGCTCCCCAAGCTACACTAGTTAGTGCTACAGATCCAGAAATATTTGAAAGAAGAGCACCACTAGCACTTACAACCTGAGGAAGACTGGTAGAACTAGAAACACGAACTGCACGAGCAGGACTACTTACAAGATTCATCTGAACTTGGAAATTTTGTACACCAAAAAGACCAGTAGACATTTCAGCCTGATCAGAAAAAATGAAAGGAGAAAGAAGAAGCTTTTCTACAGAAGTCCATACTACGTGAAGAGTTACTGGACGAGAAGCTCCTTGAGCAAGATCAGCAGCTAGAGTAGGTTGACCATATACATACGTTACACCATCATAAGGACCATCAGCAGCAAGACTTACATTTACGGGAGTAGCACCCGTAGAATTAGTAGCATAATAAAATCCGTTAAAACCACCATTAGGCACATCATCAGAATGGTAGGTTTGAGCCCAAGATTGAAGAGGAGAATTAGGAACTGCACTAGAATCAGGGTAACGTGCATAACGATCAAGCATCGTAGGGCAAGTGCGTTGACGACGAGCATCACGTAGGTCAGCAAGACGAAGAACCTGAGGAAGAACATCCTGCGTATTTACAGTCACAGTAGCATCGTTAATTGTTGCTGACATTTGACTAGTAGATTGGTGAAGAGGAAATGCAGCAGGGGCTACAAGTCCCTGAAGAGAAGTTCCAGCATTAATTTCAGTTCCAGCACCAGCACCAGCAGTAAGAGTTAGAACTACATCTGCTACCTGGGTTCCCTGCCACTCTACAGCACGATCTACAAATACGTTTTCGGAAGGAACCTGGACGTTAAACTGGCAAGAAGAAGAATCTGCAGTTTGAGCTTGAAAGGACACATTCGTTAGAGAAAGTGCACCCTTCTCGACTGCATACTGAGGCTTCGTTTGAACAATTCGAGGATCATAAACAGAAAATTTTTCAACTTCGGTTGCCATTTTTATTATAGAGAAAGTAAATTATTTTTGAAACTTACGCCGATTTAATACAACTGATTTTTTTCTTAAAAAGAAGTCGGAATGACACTGAACCCTGATTTGGCAGACGCAAAGGAATTAGAGAATTTGTTAGTCGATTGCGCCAATAAATATTAATGTCTACATCTTTAATTCCATCATGAGAAGGATCTAGAGAAGAATATTTAGGAACTAGAGGTTCATACAAAACCCATCCTTTCCAGAAATCAGCTCTTAAAGCATCAATAGGAGTTTCAATCAAAACTTTTTGGAATGATCCTGAGCTTGACCGTTGGTCTCCAATATTTGCAGTACCAAGAACAATAGGATTTGCCATTTGTTCATTTCTTACTGGAATTTGAGTAGTAGCCAATACAAAAGAAGCAATAGGTGACCAAAGACTTCCTGTAGAAACAAAATCCTGAACAAGTCGTACAAAAATTCCAGTGGCAATTGGTGTATAATCAAAAGGATTTGCTAATTGAAAAATTGAAGTTTTAGGTACAGTTCTTAAAGCAATACCTACTTGAGTATTTTCATCAGTAATTGTGTCATCAAGTAAATCTCTTGGTAAACCCATGTCAATAACAATTTCAGGAAGAATTGCTCCAGTTAAATTCCAAGGTTGATTTACGCTATAATAAATTGAACAAAAATTTGTTAGAAGATTTTCTAGATTTGAATTCATACCTACAAATGAATATTCTCCAGCTAAATATGTTGCTGTAGGAGCATAACTTATACTATAAGGTGCACTCAAAGCAACTCCTACAGGAGCCATACAAGTTTTAGAATCTTGATTTACTGAAAATAATCCAGTAGTTTGATCAAATTCAAACCAAGGACATTGAGTTCCAATTGTTGGATTAGCAGTTTTTGCAGTTTGCCAAGCAGTTCTTAAGGCTGTATTTACAATTGAAATCCAATGAGTATAATCATAACAATAATAATAATCAGATTCTACTTGAACGGGACTTAAGGCAGGACGTTCAGTAAATTTAGCATTATTTTGTGTTACCCAAATTAATGGAATAGTTACAACAGTATAAGAATCATTAACAGTTCCAGTATAAACACCAAAACTTACGGTATATACAGTAGTATTAATGTCTGTGGCCGGATCCGCAATAATTGGAATAAATAATGGTAGATTCTTAGTTGCTCCATTAAATGAAAAATTTTCAACAGAAACTTCATAATTAGAAGAATCTACAACTAAAGGAGTTTCTCTTGCATCCTGAAATCTTACTTCAGGATTGTCCGTTTGAATGTCTACATCTGTAGAATTGTTAATGATTGTTCCGTTATAATATACACGATCAGGGGTTGCTTGTTTTCCTTCAATCTTAACACTGCTAAAGGACATTTGTTAATTAGCAGTGTTTTTTTTCTTAGAGTTACTTACCTATTAAATTATAAGTAAAGGCTGAAACAAATTTGTCTGGTGCTAAACCTGTAGATTCTACTAATTTAATATATTCTGGTAATCTTAAATGTTTAAAATATAATCTGGTTGTACAATGACGTCCACAAGTATTCATATTCATTTTGTCTTTTTGAAAGGGAAATGCATTAGATTTAACTTCATAAGAACTTTCATCTAAAAGTTGAGTTAATTTCTTTGATGCTTGACCTAATTCTTTTAATTTTTTTGGAGTTAACCATTTAGATTCTCCATCTGGTCTGTAATTACCATAAGGATCAAAATATTCAATTATATTAGAATTTCTATAATTTAATAAACAAACCCAATGACCAGTATTTTTATTTTCTGTTAGGTACAAAAGCATAAGACGCCCTTTTTCATCTAAAACATCATCAATTGTTTGAGCATTTAATAAATCTGTATAAGCAATAATTTTCAGAGTTGGAATCATTTTCTGAATGTCATCTTCTGAAAGAGAATATGATTCTATTTCTGGCATTCTGTCTTCTAATGCTTCAGCTTGTTGAATTGCTCGTTGTAATTCAACTGGTTTACGAGAAAAAGGAATACCTTTTAGTTCTGTTCTGTACCCTTGTTTTTTACCTAATTTATACGGAACAATTAACAAGTCCATTATTTAAAGCTTAGAAAACTTTAGTATTTATATTTTCGTGGTCTTCCTCGTTGCTTACCAAGACCCGACATATTTCCGACTAATTGTTCTAGGTCTTCTATAGTAGCTGCTCTAGGAGGTCCACGTGGTTGTTGTTCAGGAAACATACCAAGTGGTTGTTGTTGTTGAGGTTCTTCAGCTGCAAAAGGAACAATTTCTGGAGGAGGAGGACGAGGAAATCCACGTTGAACTTCACGAGGAGGTTCACCTTCAAAAGTTCTACCAAG